TTCAAGCGTTACTCTTCCCGTTTTCAATACCAGTTCTTACAGCATCCAGAACGTAGCCATTACCAACGCAAACAAAGATGTTAGCGGCGGCGCATTGGCTATTTGGACTGCGCCAGCAGGAACGGGTACTGAAGTCGTTACTAACGCATCGTTGACTAGCAACACTTCTTCTGCTTATGTGACTAACGCCACGGTAGTAGCAGGAACAAAGACTACTAACTTGTCAGCACAAACCTTGTATGTAAAAGTTGGCACAGCCGTTTCTGGCGGTACTGTTGACATCTTTGTTTACGGGTACGATTTCTCCGAGTTTTAATCGGGGATAAATAGAGAGAAGCCATCCTCACAAGGGGTGGCTTTTTTCGCTTTTAAGATACAATTAACCCATTCTTTTAAGGAATAACCATGTCATCTACGACTGTCACCCGTGGCAACATTCTCGAAGCGTTTGTTATTGCCCCTTCACTCACTCCCGCAGTTTTAGTTACTAGCACCACCCAATCATTGCAAGCCTTTCCTATTGCTGGATTAAAAGCAAGCGATATTGTGTATTTCATGCAATATGCTGGTAATCAAACTAAAGATATTGCCATTACTAACTGCGATGTAACTGTTGACAATAGTCTGACAGTACAGTTTCAGAACACTTCTGGCGGTGCTACTGCGATTACGCCTGCGGCTGGTACTTACTACTTTAAAGTGGTACGCCCAGATGGAACGCCACCAGCAACTAATGCGGCTTAATCATGGCTGGCTCATCTGTTCTTAGAACTGCTGGTCAAACAGTAGCGTTATCAGTTACTTCTACCGCACACGCGGCGGTTTTGATTGATGATGCTACCAACGACCAAGTGAACTACACATCTTTCCTTAATACGGGTGCAAGCCCTATTGCGGTGAAGTGGGGAACGACCGACCCAGGCGCGCCCGTCTTTCCTGTTGATGGAACAAATGGAGATTTTGTTTTGCCTGCTGGCATGACAAGACCTTTAATTGTTGCAACACCAGTTACCCCATACTACTTAACAGCAAAATCCAATTCTGGTACTGCTGGCATCATGTATGTAACGCCTTCTGTCTATCAAAGTTAAAGGGGCGGTATGGCTAACCCTGCCAATTCTGTTATACAAAATTTACTCCCCGTTCAAGCGTACTTTTCGGTTGACGGGGTTTTTCAAACATTTATTGGTCAGGGTCAGCCATTCTTAGCGACTATTAGCCCATTTCAATCTGGGCTAGTAATCACAAATAGCACGATAGATTCAACGACTATTGGTGCAACTACTCCTTCAACGGGAGTATTTACAAATATCACCACTAATACTGGAACGATATTTACAAGCCCAAGCGCGTCAACTGACATAGCAAACAAGGCTTATGTAGACGCTACATCACAGGGTTTATCGTTTAAACAACCAGCAAACTTCACCACAACTGGAAACATTACGCTTTCTGGTCTCGCTGTACAAGCAAATGGTGATTGGACTGCTACGCTAACTGCTGGCAACAGAATTCTTGTAAAAAACCAAACTTCTGGCGCTGAAAACGGCATTTATGTGGCTTCTGCTACTGCTTGGGTGCGTTCAGATGATGCAAATGTATGGACAGAGATAGTCGCGGCTTACCTTTTCATCATTTCTGGTACTGTGTGGAGTGGCTCATCTTGGGTTGACACAAACCAACTTGGTGGCACTCTAGGAACTACGCCCGTTACTTTTGTTCAATTCTCGAACAACGCAATTTATACGGCTGGAACAGGGCTAACCCTTGCTGGCTTTCAATTCAGTATCACGCCCGTAGGAACAGCAGGCACTTATGGCTCGGCATCAAGCGTTCCAGTATTTGTCACCAACGCTAGTGGTCAAGTTACATCGGTAACTAACACAAGCATTGCGATTGCCGCGAATCAGATTACATCTGGCACGATAGACACAGCACGAATTTCTGGCTCTTACACAGGCATTACGGGCGTAGGAACGCTAACCGCAGGCACTTGGAACGCATCGACCATCGGTGTTGCTTATGGCGGTACTGGCGCAACGACTTTTAGTGCTGGTTATGTAAAAGCAAGCGGAACAACCGCTTTTACGACTGTTTCAACAATACCGAACACGGATATTTCTGGGCTTGGCACAATGTCAACCCAAAACGCCAATTCAGTAGCGATTACTGGTGGCTCGGCAACGCTTGGAACGCTGATTACAAGCAGTTTGACGGGCTATCTATATGGTAATGGCAGTAGCGCGGTAACAGCGTCTACAACAATTCCTACAAGTGCTTTATCTGGCAACTTTGTAAGCACATTCTCTGCTGGTACAACGGGTTTCACGCCTTCGAGTAACACAACGGGCGCGGTCACATTGTCTGGAACGCTTAATGTGGCAAATGGTGGAACTGGTGTAACAGCGTCAACTGGTGCTAACTCGGTAGTTTTAAGAGATGCAAGCGTAAACATTAGCGCAAACGCTGTAAGCGAAGGGTTTTCTAATGTTGCCGCGGCAGGCACAACAACTGTGCTTACTGTTGCTTCTGTGCCTAACTATGTAGTAACTGGTTCGGGCGGTCAGACTTATAAATTGCCAGATGCCACCACATTGGCTAATGGCGCTAACTACACATTTAACAACAACCAAACAAGTGGAACGATTGTTGTCCAAAACAACTCAAGCACGACTGTCGCAACCATCCAATCGGGCGGTTATGTTGATGTAATTTTGCTGAGTAACTCAATAGCCGCGGGTTCATGGGATGTGCATAACTTTGCCCCATCCAATGTTTCTTGGTCAACCAATACATTTGATTACGCTGGCTCATTCACTTCTGGCACATGGAACGGCAATGTTATTGCCTATAACCGAGGTGGCACAGGACAATCATCTTTGTTTGTTGCTGGTGGCATAGTTTATGGCTCTACTACCACAGCGTTGGCGGTAACTACTGCTGGCACTACTGGTCAAGTTCTAACCTCTAACGGCTCAAGCGCACCTAGTTGGTCAACGCCAACATCGTATGCAACAGTCACAGACGATACGACTACTAATGCGACCCGATACCCTCTGTATGCCAACGCTACAAGCGGTAATCTAACGACAGAGTATGTATCCTCTACCAAGTACCAATTTAACCCTTCTACGGGCGTTTTAACCTCTACATCGTTCTCTGGCGCGGGTACGGGTCTTACAGGTACGGCTTCTAGTTTGTCTATTGGTGGCAACGCGGCTACCGCTACAACTGCGACAACCGCAACGACCGCAACAAACATCGGTGGTGGAACGGCTAACCAGATTCCTTACCAAACGGGCGTTGGCGCGACTTCTTTTGTTGTAGCGCCAACCACGGCAAGCACAGCATTGACTTGGAGTGGAACGGCTTTCACTTGGGCAACGGCTGGAACTGCGGTAACGATTAGTGACGATACAACCACAAACGCCACGCGCTATCCATTGTTTGCTAACGCTACAAGTGGTACTGTAAGTACGGAGTATGTAAGTTCTACAAAGTACAAGTACAACCCAAGCACAGGCGAATTGACCGCCCCAGAAGTTATTGCATCAAACGGCATATTGATTAACGGCACGACAGTAAGCGCAAGTTACACAATAGCAAGCGGCAATAACGGATTCTCGGTAGGCCCGATAACTGTGGCAAGCGGTCAAGCAGTAACAGTCACATCTGGACAGCGTTGGATTGTTCTTTAAAGGATAAGCATGAGTCAAGTAATTATTGCTGGAGACACAAGCGGAACGATAACGCTACAAGCGCCAGCCGTGTCTGGTTCTACTACGCTAACGCTACCAGCCGCAACTGGTACTGTGATGGTTAGTGGCAATATGCCAGCGTTTAGCGCATATAACAATGCAAGCCAAAGCATTTCAAACAATACTCTTACAAAAGTTTTGTTTCAAGTTGAAGATTTTGATACAAACAACAATTTTGCATCTAGCCGTTTTACACCAACTATTTCTGGTTATTACCAAATAAACGCTGGTTTAAATTTTCCTTCATCTGCTACTGGAATTGCATCAGTTGCAATATATAAAAATGGTAACGAATGGCAAAGTGGTTCGCAAATGCCATTAAATGTAAGTTATGGCATTAGACCCGTTATTTCTACTGTGCTTTACTTCAATGGTTCTACTGATTATGTAGAAATATATGGATTACAAATAAGTGGCGGAAGTATATCTATTGGAACAAACAGCACTATTGCAACTTGGTTTACTGGCTCAATGATTAGGGGCGCATGATGCTATACGAAAAAATCAAAACCCTATACCCAGAACTTACAGAACATGACTTTATGACTGTAATCACACTACAAAACGACTCTGATGGCAAAGGCGATTACATAGCCAAGTGGGAACACCAAACCATTGCTAGACCAACTGAGGAACAATTAGCATGACATCTAGCGTCTATTGGATTCACCACCCTGACCATACAGATATGTTCAGTCAGGGATACATTGGTGTGTCCAATAATGTTCGTGCTAGATGGAATCGCCACAAGCGTGAAGCACAAAACCCTCATCTTGGAAATGCTATAAAAAAATATGGTTGGGATGCTCTTATCAAAAAAGTATTGTTAATTGCTGATGAAGCCTATTGTTTGATGATTGAAACAAAGTTAAGAGCGCAGAACGAAATAGGTTGGAATATAACCAAAGGCGGGGGGAAACCTCCTTCTGTTTATGGAAACCAGTATGGTCTTGGTAAAACACCGCCAAACAAAGGAAAAGGCATTATTAAGAAGCAAATTTCTTTGTTTAAAACTGCATGGAATAAAGGCATGGAAACGCCTGATGATGTAAAGCAAAAACTAAGTGATGCCAAGATTGGCAAACCAAGTCATCGTAAAGGCATAAAACATACGGCAGAAACTATTGCCAAAATCAAAGCAAACAAACCAAGAACTGTATTGTCTGATGCTGGTCGGCAATCGTTAAGTAATGCCCATAAAGGGCGTAAACATGAAATAATTACTTGTCCTCATTGCAGTAAGCAAGGCGGGGTAACAGCAATGCCTAGGTGGCATTTTGACAACTGCAAGGAGAAACAAATTGACAACTACGCTTAATGCCTCTACTGCGGGGGCGGGTGGCTTTATTGCTACTGGTGACAATTCTGGCTCATTAGCACTACAAACTGCTGGCACTACGGCAGTAACTATTGATACTAGTCAAAACGCTACTTTTGCTGGAAAAGTAACTTCTGCTGGCGCATTAACACTTGCATCTAATGGAACTACTACGGCAGTAACTATTGATACTTCACAGAATGTGGGGATTGGTACTGCTTCGCCAGGAAGCAAACTTGACATTCTTAATACTACAACTGCACAGGCGCAGTTTTCTTATAACGCTTCTATTTATGGTCGCATAGGTCGTTTATCTAGCGGAAACTATGAGTTTTCTGCTTATGAAAACGGGGCGGCTTTAACTTTTGGAACTAGCGGTACAAATAGTTCTACAACAGAGCGTATGCGTATCGACTCTAGCGGTAACTTGCTGGTGGGGACTACAAGTGCTGTTAGTTCTGCGGCTTATATAAATCTAAAAGTTAATCCAGCCTCTAAATGGGGAATGGGAATTCAAGCATCAGTAACTGATAGTTTCAATGCCATGGTTTTTAATAATGTTGCTGGTTCAACTGTTGGAACTATTGTTCCTGGCGCTTCTTCTACTGCTTACAACACATCTTCTGACCACCGCTTAAAAGAAAACATTGCACCTATGACGGGTGCATTAAATACTGTTTCACAATTAAAACCCGTTACATATAAATGGAAAATTGATGGTTCTGCTAGTCAAGGTTTTATTGCACATGAACTGCAAGCAGTAGTACCAGAATGTGTAACTGGTTCTAAAGATGCAGTAGATGAACACGGAAACCCCGTATATCAAGGCATTGACACATCATTCCTAGTAGCAACACTAACAGCGGCTATACAAGAACTTTCAGCAAAGAATGACGCACTAACCGCCCGTGTGGTGGCCTTGGAGAGCAAATAATGGCACTTACATTGGATGGAACGGCTGGTATCACATTCCCAGTAACAGCGGGTGGAACATCTGCGGTGCAAGCATCTTCTGGTAAGGTTTTGCAAGTTGTAAGTACTTTAGTAAATACTTATACATCAACTACATCAACATCATTTACAACAGTATTAACAACTACGATTACGCCATCAAACGCTTCTAACAAAGTTTTAATACTTTGTAATGCTAATGGATTGACAGGGTATCTTAATGTTTCTTTAAATAACAATGCTGGAACAGTTTTAGCGTATCTTGCTCAATATGCATCTAATATTGTATATAGTTCTTCAAGTTTGACATATCTTGATTCTCCAGCAACGACAAGTGCAATAAGTTATACCATTAGACTAGCAAGCACCTCTGCGGGAAATGCCGCAAGAATAAATGATTATTCTTCTAATGCAACAACTTCTACATTAACACTTATGGAGATTGCGGCATGAACAAACATCAAGCAATTATTGCAACACATAGCAATGTCGTTACTATCCGTGGTGACGATGCTTTTGACGCTAATGGCAACCCCGTTACCTATGACGAGTCAGCAGTTCAAGCCTACATAGATGCTCATGCCTACATAGCCAAACGCCAACAAGCCTATCCAAGCATTGCAGACCAACTAGATTTAATCTATCACCAAGGGCTAGACGCTTGGAAATCGGCTATACAAGCAGTAAAAGAGGAGTTTCCTAAATGATTACCCACAAATGGAAAATACACGAAATTGACGCTACTGACGGGCTGATTACAGAAGTCAAGTACAGCGTTTTAGCGCGTCATTTAGACACCACAGTAGAAACCGAGGGCTATTGGAAGTTTGGAGACCCCGTTTTGCGTAAGCCTTTGCTAGAAGTAAAGGAAGAAGATGTCATTGCTTGGGTTAAGGCTGACTCTATGCGAGAAGGCGTAAATATCATAGAATCACGCCTAGAGGAACAACTTGCTAATCTTGAAAAAGACAAGGTTAAATTGCCATGGGTTGCTCAGGTTTTTACAGTAAATCTTGGATAAACCATGACTCAGCCCATCGACATTATTAGCAGAGCATTAAAAGACATAGGCGCTTTAGAGGCTGGTGAAACACCGACTTCGGATGCCGCGACAGACGCTCTGGATATGCTCAACGACCTCATTGACCAATGGTCAAATGAGGACATGATGGTATTTAATGTGACTGAGATTATCTTCCCAGTCATTGCGGGGCAGACCCAATACACGATTGGCCCCGTAGCGTCTACCGCAAACTTCATTGGTGCATCTTTCACAGGCTCAATTACTGGTGATGTGCTAACTGTTACCGCTATTGGTTCTGGCGCTGTGGCACAAGGGCAAACCCTTAAAGGCACAGGAATCACAGCAGGCACAAAGATTGTGGACTTTTTGACGGGCGCTGGCGGTAATGTAAATGAGGTTGGTACTTATCAACTGGACATTAGCCAGACAGTTTCATCAACCACAATAACTGCTTACTACGAAAAGCCTTTGGGTATTAACTCTGCTTTTGTTCGTATTAACACTAACTCAAATGGTATGCCCATCGTAAGCGGTGGATTGGATTACCCAATATCTATTTTGGCGTTAGAAGATTACGAGATGATTGGTCTAAAGACGCTGAATGGCCCGTGGCCAAAAGCGTTGTATTTCAATGCTGGCGCTGATACGGGAAACCTCTTTGTGTGGCCAAACCCCTCACAGGGCGAGATGCACATGTTTGCTAACACCATTTTTAGCAGATACAACACTTTGTACGACAACATCGCGTTGCCACAAGGCTATTCAATGTGCCTCAGATGGTGCTTGGCAGAGCGTTTAATGCCTATGTATGGCAAAGCCTCACAAACTCAAATTGCCATGATTAACGCTTTTGCCGCACAAGCAAAAGCAACCCTCAAGCGCACCAATATGTCACCATTGCAAACTGCAAGATACCCAGATTCATTACTGGTTGGTCGCGCCAAAGATGCAGGGTTTATATTAAATGGTGGATTTACTTAATGGCAGACTTTGGCTTTGTTGGCCCCTCCTACCCAGCGACTTCGGTTTACCAAGACTCGAATGAGTGTATAAACTTTCTTCCAGAAGTTGACCCACTTAAACAGCCTGGTGACCGAGGGGTGGTAGCGCTATACCCAACGCCAGGTCTGACGATTAAAGCCATTTTGCCCAACCAACAAGAGGTTCGTGGGCTTAGAACGCTATCTGGTGGCACAAGGATGCTTGCCGTTTGTGGCGCTTATGTCTATGTGTTTAACAGCCTTTTGACTCCCACAATGATTGGGCAGTTAAACACTACAACGGGTCGCGTCACCATTTCTGACAACGGAATCAACGCTTATATCGTAGACGGCACATATCGCTATACATGGCGCATTTCTACTGTGACTGCCGCTGTGTTTACAGGCTCTACTTCTGGCACGACTTTGACTGTTACTTCTGTTAAATCTGGCACTATCGCTGTTGGTCAAAACCTATTTGCTGTTGGCGCACTTCAAGAGACAGTTATAACGGCTTTGGGAACTGGAACTGGTGGAACGGGTACATATACCCTTGGGTTGTCGCAATCAATCGCTTCTAGCCAGATGTACACATCAAGTCCTGGCGCTGTAATTACTGCCGCCATATCTGGAACTACGCTAACTGTTGCATCTGTTGCTAGTGGTACTTTGTATGTCGGTCAGACCATCCAAGGCGCTGGCATTACTACACAAACCATCATTACTGCGTTGGGTACGGGTACTGGTGGCGCAGGAACTTACACAGTAAACAACTCACAGACAATCGCATCCATCACGATGTACGCCCTTAATTGGACTGTTTTGCCATCAAGCGATGGTGCGTTCACAGGGGGTGAG